TGTTGATGGTGCTTCTGTGGGAACTTTAGCACTTACCGGAGATTTAGATGACGCTGCCGCAATAAGTGTATGTATAGGAAATAGAACAGCTGCAGATAGAGCCTTCGAAGGTAACATAAGTAATGTTAGAATTTATGATAGAACGTTAACAGATGGTGAAATATCAAAAATTTGTAGGTTAAAATTATAATGGCATTAGATACTATAGGTTCTATAGCTACTTTTATTATTGAAAGTTTTAATAACGTTCCAACTGGTGTTAGCGGTAATATGATAGAAATAGTAGACATGGCTAGACAACATGTCGCTAATTATACAGGTATTAATATCGGTTCTAATTCTATAGATGCTGATTTTCAACCACCAATAGTTAATTTATCTAAAGCTGATACTATAGATTTCGTACAAGGTCAGGCTGGCGGTGAAAAACTTAAATTAGGAGAATTAAGTATTGAAGAAACTGGCGAAGAGATGAGTAGCATAGCATGGAGACAATTGGCTGAAAGTCAATTAAAATCGTTAGGTCGAGCTTCAGTGTTTAGACGTTCGTTATCATGATACAAAATAAACTAGTCACTGGTTTTAATAAAGTTGTAAATTTAGCAGGAATTCCTTTAAGAGTACGTTATTTTAATATGACGCCAGGTTCTGTATGGGACGACGATGTTAATTTAGCGCAAAGCGGTACTAATTTATGGACGAGCGGTGTAGTTATGCCTTTAAGATTAAGACAAGGTAGTACAGATTCATTATTAGTTCATCAAGGTAAACTTATAGATTCTGACCAGAGATTATATGTTAATGGAGATTTACCTTTAAACGGTTCAACGCAATCTGTCGATATTATGTTAGGTAGTCCTGGCGAATTATATTCAACAATATCTGATGGCGGAATAGCGTGGACAGCTGAAAATAATCCTGTGTATAAAGTACAATTTATAAGACGTTTAACGGGAAGTTTAACATAATGGTTAAATCAGTAGTAGATATTAAAGTTTCCGAAATAAGAGAAGTTAAAAAGTTTATTAATAACGCTAACAAGGAAGCTAAAAAATCAATGCCTAAAGCTTTGGCTAGAGCTTCAATATTTGTTATGGGTGAAGTTAAAATGTCAATAGCTGGACGTAGGGCTGAACATATTAGCGTCGATACTGGACGTTTTCTTAATAGTGTATCATTGAAACAGACTAACGATAATGAAGCAAGAGTATTTTCACCTTTAGATTATGCCAAACGTTTAGAGTTTAATACAGATGGTAGAGGTAGACGTCATTTTGAAAATACTAAAAATCGTAATCAAAATAAAGTAATAGAAATTTTCAAAGATGAATTTAATAAAGAATTCAAAAAAGCTATTAATTCTTTATAATAAAAAATATGAGTATATACTACTTTATCGAATATATAAAAACAAATTTATATTTATTCTATTAATTACAAGCGAGTAATTAAACATCAAGCGAGATAAATATGGCAGCACGAGCAACAATAATAAGAGATATACTATTTTTTCTGAAAGACCAAATTAGTTCTAACGTTACAGACCCAATAACTTCATCTAGAGGTAGTTCTAGCGCTTTCGTTATGACTAGTTATCCAGAGAGAGAAGTTAAATATCCACTTATAACATTAGAAGTTAATAATATTAATGAGACTCGAGCAGGTATGCAATCCACGGCTATGGACGTTAATTTGACTGTTGAATTAAGAATATGGACGAAATCTGTTACACAATCTGATAAATTAACGCAAGAAATTTTAGATTTTTTAGCAGACATTCAGTTTACAGCTACTACAGGTAGTATTGCTAACGATTTTCATGATTTTAATGTTAGTTCTGTAATTAGAGTCGATGAACCTGGACAAGGCGGATTAAAATCACGAATCATACAATTAAATTATAGTTTTTTCAATTTATAAAATGAAAGGAGGCGATTATGACAAGATATTTACAAGACCAAAATAAAGTCGTTTTATTACACGAAAGTGGAACTTATGCTAATTCTTCTGGAACTGGTATTTGGTTAGGCGAAGTTACAGATAACTCTGTAGATGACCAAGAAAATTTGTTAGAGAATAGATTTTTAGGTACAGCTACACGTTCATATGATACTATGGACCAAGGGCCTCGTGATGTTACAGGAACCTTGACATATAACGCTCAGAATTTTCGAATACCGTTTTGGGCTATAGGTAGTAATGTTGATGGAGGAAGTGATGTTAACGTTTTCCATAACACTACACAACTTAATACTAGTGCATGGCAAAGTGCTTTTGTTTCAGGTACTGGACAAATCACCGCTCCTATTAGTTTTACTTTAGAAGATAGTAAACAAGCACCAGGAACTGGACGTAATTTCGTACGAACAGTTAACGGTTGCGTTCCTAATAATACAACTATATCAGCTGCTCAAGGAGAAAAAGTTACAGTAAGTGTTGAATATGTAGGACAAACTTTAACTACAAGTTCAGGTACAACAACAGCTATAACGCAAGATACTATTAAACCATATTTATGGAGTAGTACAAGTTTAAACATGGGTGGAAGTTCAATACCTACAGTTAAAGATATAAACTTAGGAATCAATCAAAACATTGAAGCTCCGCATTATTTGAACGGTAGTAGAGATATATCTGTTCCTTTCCCAGGTAACCGAGATAATACTTTAAGTGTTACATTAGATTGGAATAGTACTGAAGCTATTATGTTATATAATTTTTATAAAAATAATACTGAGTTTAATTCAATATTAGATTTTAATCAAGACGTTATAGCTACTGGAAGTCAACATGCAGTGTTTGCTTTAAGCGGATGTAAGATTATGACAACAGATGTTCCTAGTACTAACGAAGGTGTAACTGAAGTGACTTTAGAAATACGACCACAGAATATTACTGGGTCAGAATGGACAAGCACGGCTAGTTCAGTAAAATTTAATCCATTTTAATTTTTAGGCGTTAATTTTAAGCCTAAGTCCTTACGGACAGATGAAAGGAGGCAATAATGATAATAAACGATAAAGAAATAATAGTAAAAGAACTTAAGAGAAAGGACATAAGAGGTCAGTTTGTTGGCATCGAAAAAGAAGATGTACAAGACAAAATGATTCAAATAGCCACAGGTTTGTTAGAAAATGAACTTGATGAAATGACGCTTAGTGATTATATGAAATTGAATCTTGAGTTTCAACAGGTTAATAATCTTACAGATATTGAAGATTTTCTGAAACCTCAGGGGAAATAACGACAGAATTAGTAATATGTGATTACTTTAAATGGTCTCTTGAGGAAGTACGAGAATTAACATTGTATGAGTATTTTCATGTTATACAATATTTAAAAAAAATCGAACGTGAAAATAAAAAAGCTTCACGTAAAAAAAGATAATGGTATTAGGTAACATTTTAGCGGGTGGCACTGCAGGTGCTACTATAGCTATAGTTATAAAAGCTGTAGACGAATTTAGTGGAACTTTTAGTAAAGCGCAAAAATCTATTGTAGGTGTTGGCGCAGCTTTTACAGGATTAGGTGTTGCTGGAGCTTTTGCTATAGGAGGTTTAGTTAAATTAGCTGGACAATTCGAACAAACGAGGATAGCTTTTACTACAATGCTAGGAGATGGTGAACGTGCTGAACAATTATTACAAGATTTAGCTAAATTTGCTGCTAGAACACCTTTTACTATTCCAGGTGTTGAAGCTAATGCTAAACAATTATTAGCTATGGGAATAGAAGTTGATAATTTGTTACCAACTTTAAAATCATTAGGTGATGTTTCTGCTGGATTAAACGTCCCATTACAACGATTAGCTTTAAATTTCGGTCAAGTTAAGGTTCAAGGTAAATTAACAGGTCGAGAATTAAGAGATTTTGCTATAGCTGGTGTTCCATTAGTTGCCGAATTAGCTAAACAATTAGGTGTAGCTGAACAAGAAATAGCAAAAATGGTATCAGCTGGTGATATTGGGTTTACAGAAGTTAATAAAGCTTTTACTTCTATGACTAGCGAAGGTGGTAAGTTCTTCGATTTAATGGACGCGCAATCTAAAACTTTTTTAGGTCAGGTTAGTAACATTCAAGATAGTTTTATAAGATTAGGTCGAGTAATGGGTGAGGTTTTTCTACCAGTAGCTAAAACTGTTGCTGAGAAAATAGCTATAATTGTAGGGTGGTTCGAACAACATCCAACTGTAGGTAAGTTTGCAGCTGTTGTATTATTATTAAGTACAGCATTATTATTAATAGTAGGTCCGTTTTTAATTTTAGCAATTTTACTTCCAGCTTTAATAGCAGGTTTCACAGCTATGAGTATAGGAGCTGCAGCTTTTGCTATAGCTATTGGGTTAGCATTTGCGTCTATAGTTATTTTGTCAGCAGCTTTCGTTATATTTAAAAAAGACCAAGATAAATTAGTCGTAATTATGCAAAACGTTGGGATGGTGATACGTAACATTTTTAGAGGTATAGCTAACGTAGTTTTAATTGTATGGAATAAAATAGTTTCAATTATAGAATCTAGTATTAATAAAGTAGTATATTTACTTAATGGACTCATTAAAACTATTAATAATATTCCAGGAATTAATTTTAAAGAATTTAAAAAAACTGATTTAGGAAAATATAAAGCAGAATTATTAGCTTATGAAAAACTTCACACTTCAATTCCTTCTAAAACTAATGAAATTATAGAAAATGCTAACAAAGTTGGTGATGTGTTAGTATCTAAAGAACAAGAAGATTTACTTAAAAAATTAGAAGGTTACAAATTTATTCCAGCTACAGGTGACATTTATAATCCGGGAGCTTTCGTAACAAAATCACCAGGTAATAAATTTGGAGAATTTAAAACAGGTTTTGCTGCTGAACAAG